CTGCCAAAATCAGGAAAACCAAAAGCATACGGCGGGTTTACCGTCATGGTCGCAGCTAGTTGTGATATGGGTCCAGCCCACCTCAACTGATCGCCGTTGTAAGCCGTATAAAGAAAACCGTTACCGGCGAACGCAACGCCGTTAAATGCGTCTGGGCCAACGTCGTTGTCAATCTGCGAAAGCTGGGAGTCATCTGGACGCCAGACGTTCAGCCGATAAGAGCCAGCGGCAAGTGCGTAGGCGAAAGCCGGGAGTTTCCCACCCGTTCGCGGGTCGAACGGCGCATCCTCTGCGATGCCAGCGGCGACCTCACCGACATTCACGTTACTTAGTGCGGGGTTCGTGCTTGCGGTAAGACTGTAAGGAAATCCTACTGACCTTTCGGCCCACGCTCCGTCATGCGGATCGAGATGGTGCGCCCCTTGGTCGCTGGTGCCTACGACGACGTATCCCATCGAAGCCGCAATTGAAGTTGCTGTGGCACCGCTTAAAGTCAACGTCGCCAATGGCGTTGCACTGGCAAGGGTGCCACCCGTCAAATCCCAGATATTTAATTGCGCATCACTGCCAGCAGTCTCGACAGTTGCGAGCATCAGCGAGGTCCAGACTGCCCCGTTGCTGAAATAGCCGTTCCACGACATGCCATCCACGCTTGGACCGACGAGGCACATATCAATGAAGTTGGCATTCGATTCGACAATGCCACTTATCGCGGACGTATCAAGACCTTCAAATGTGCCGTCGCCAGTCACAATCAAAGCATCTGCGGACTCATCCCAAAGCAGCTTCTTGCCAGCAGTCGCACCGAAAAAGGTTACGTCATGCCCCGTATCATCGACCCCTACGGTGACTGTGCCGTTTGACTGAACTCCACCAACAGCAAGTGTGCCAAGCTCATAAACGACAGCCCCAGAACCAAGACCATCAGCAAAAATCATTTTTGTTTGGCCAGCCGGGATTGCGACATTGGCACCTGACCCTTGTGTGAATGTCAGAGTGTAGCTTGTCGCATTCTCCATGATCCACATTTTAGAACTGGTGTTAGGAAGCAGAGTGACTGTGCAAGCCTGGCCGCCACCAGTCAGCTTCAGGTACATGCTGCGGTCTGCATCAGAGGAACCGTCTGCGATCGTTATGTTGTCAGTTGATGCATTGGCGATGGCTCTCGTCCCATAGCCTAATGCCTGGCCAACCAGCTCGAGGTTAGTATTTGTTATGTTTCCCCAAGTTCCTGACTTTTCGCCAGTCGCCATTTCCTCCAAGCGGAGGTTATTTACATATGTGCTTACCACAGGTTTCTCCTAGCTCAATCAATTCGTATGATTGCGTTTGCCCCAGCAGCAGGGAAAACGATCTTGAATGTTCCGCCAGTAACTGTGAAGTCGCCGCCAAAGGCTAGAACTGCGATCGCCTTGTCACTTGCACTGTCGTTATAAATTAAGGCTCCGTTGGCGGTGAATGTTGCACTGGTCCACGAAGGATCTGCAAAATCAACATAGGCTGTGGTACCAGTAGTAGCGATTGTTGCACTGCCTAGAGTTTCCCCGCCAGCGCTGTAGCCTGTCCCGCTGATCTCGTTAGTGGCTGAGTATGCAGTGGTGCCAGCCCCAAGAGACGCAGAGCTGGTGTAAAGAGCGATCTTGATCGTATCTGTATCAAGATCATGCTCTTTGTTAAGAAGCTGCTGCTTGAAGCTGGTGCACATTGCTTGAGATATTGCCATTAGATGCCTCCGTTGTATTCAGCTGTGTAGTCTCTTGCCATCTCTTGCTGGAAAAGCTGTACAGCCTCATCAAATTGAGTTTTGTATAAGGTTAATGTTTCCCCTGCTTTTAGGAAAGCAGATGCTTCATACAAGCAAGCAGACAAGAGAACATTTTCTGCGTTGTCGCCAATCCAGCTGTTGGCGTTTGAAGAAGACAGGCCAGTGGCTGGGGCGATGAAATCAGCTTGGTAAGCGTAAGTCGCGTCTGGCGTTGGAGCCAACGTCAGCACCGTCCCTGATGTGCTTGCTGTTTTGGTGCTGTACATTATAGGTGTGCCGGTTGTGCCTGAATTTGGCCAGTAATCTCTGAGGTAAGAATCAATCTTGTGATTGAGATAAGAGACATTGCTTGAGTTTGTTATTGACACTTGCCTAACCATCCGGGCACTTGCCACCGTGTAATCAGCAGTCCCGACTATCAAATTTCCGGTCGCAATCTGCCGGAAACAGGGGAGATTTGGGAGTCTCTGAAAAATCATTTCTTCAGACTGACCAATGATTTCATCAATGGACGCTGCGAATTCAGTGCCGTCATCCTCAAGGAATTCTTTGATGTTGGCTACGAGTGTCGTGTAATTCATCAGTTACCCCAAGTCCCAGAACCCCAAGTCCCAGCGCCCCACTCCTGATTAGTGGTGATAGACTCAGTCCCGATCGCGCCAGTGCCAGCAACACCAGCCTCTGTAATCGAGGCTTCTGGTATTTCCGTACCAATGGCACCTGTACCTGCGACCCCTGCCTCTGTAATCGAAGCCTCCATGGCCTCTGTACCGACAGCGCCAGTGCCAGCCAACCCAGTCTCAAGGAAAATTGCATCGGCGATGATCGCTGCGAGAGTCCCGATCGCGCCAGTACCTGCAACTCCAGTCTCGATGATCGCAGTTTCTACTGCAACTAGATCTGGGAAGCCGACATTGCCAGTGGCGTGAATGCCAATCCCCGGCCTGTCTCTTGGGTCAGCAAAGATGTCGTAATTATACCCGACAACAAATTCAACATTTTCAGGATCGTTGTCTGGGCGAGGCTTAAATAATGCAACCGCATCAATAACGTTTTTCGCAGGAGTTAGCTGCGGATGCTTAGGCTCCCAGTCTTCTGGCTCAACTCTGAGGCCATCCCAAGTAGTTTTTAGCGAAGTGTACGGGACTTTGAACCCAGACCTGTCACCTATGGCCTGAGATTTCTTGCCCCTTGCGTATCTTGTCGCCATCAGGAGAGGTTCATCGACATTGGACGAATTCTCATAGAGACATTGTCGTCATCAGTTGCCGCAGCAAGCTCAAAAGCCCTGTCATAGACCTGAGAGAGCACAGAATAGCGATCTGGGGCATATTTCAACGACAATTTGCTGGCAAGCCCGGCACATATGCAATCTGCCCAACGATAAGGGACATCTGCATCTTGATTTGATGCGGTTATGTCCTCAAGTTGGTTCATTGACCAATAAACAAGACTGTAATCGGTGTTATCAGGAACCTGCCAGACATAAATGACTGGAGTGTACTGCTTATCGATCATGTACTGGCTAGGCTTGCCAGAAGAAGTCTTGTTTGGAAGCTGGTTGTAATCAGCAATGCTTACCCGCTCCAGAGAAACGTCCGATATGGTCGATCCAGAGGAGTCTCTGACAACGACATCGATCAGATCGATTGTTCCTACAGGCAGAGCATAAGAGATGGTGTCTGCTGAAAGCGAGAGTGTGTTGTTCTGGACAGTCCAGTAATTTATGCCTCTGTTAGACCACTCACTAAACAGCAAGTTGAGGCTTCTTCTGGCCGATACTGCTTGGTAGCCAGTATTTGTCTGGCTATCAATGCCGCACCGCTCGTAAGCCTCTGCAATTATCTGCTCAACGTCTGGCCGGAAAGCGACTGTGCCTGATGTTGCCATCTCATGACCTATGCGTAAAAGAACGTCATCATGTCAATGGTGCCAACTGTGTATTCGACTACAGCACCATCTGCGAAGAGTGCACCCTCGTCGGGAATGTTCATGTTGACTGTCGCGTTATCAGTGCCAATGGTTCTGGCTTTGAATAGGACAGTGCCGCTCTCAGGCGTTCCATCGTAAAAACTCACGACACCCGCAGAGCCAGCAGAAACAATGGAGGTTGACTTGAGGCGAACTCTGCCAGCAAAGATTGCTTGTGCTGCGCCAGTTGTCATTCCCACAGAAACATTCCCGGCATACTGCGCCGAGCAGGTTGCAGAACTAACTGTGAGAAAATACTTAGTGCCAGCGACAGACTCTGCAGACCCTGTTGAAGTTATTACTTCTGTAAGTGAATTGCCGTGGGTGTCTGTCCCGACTATGGTGACAGTCTTGCCATTGTCACTTGTCCCGGCTGTCGTAACTTGAAGAAGTCTAGCCCCACCAGAGGCAAACGAGGTGTTGGCAAGGGTGAATGCTGTATCTGGTCGGGCAGCTGCTGCAATAAAAGTTGTTGAGGCAGCAACCTCATCACTGATTGTGATCGGCTTTACATCAGACTGGATCGACATATTTCAACTCCTAGTGAGGCAGGGCACGATGGCCCTGCCCCATAATTCCGACCTACTCGAAGATGACCCGGCTGATGCTTTGATAGTGGACACCAACAGCTTCCGCTGCTGCTGCACCAGCTTCAATCCCAACGT